CACAACGCAACCGTTATCCTGCTGGCCCACCCGAGCCTGTCAGGGCTTGCTAGTGGTTCGGGCATGTCAGGGTCAACAGCGTGGGAGAACAGCGTCAGGGCGCGTGCATACCTCGCCAGACAGGAAGACAGCGACGACATCCGCATACTCTCCCGCAAGAAATCAAACTACAGCGACATCAGCGGCAATAACGACATCCAACTGATATGGGAAAATGGCGTGCTGGCGATCCCGGCATCTGAAGACGCACTCGACAGGATCAACGCCACGACCCTCAAACATGCCATCATGGCCGAGGTCGATATTGCATGGGGCGAGAAGAACGCGTTCCGCAAACAAGGCGCACGAGGCTACAAAGTAGCCCTCCCACGGCAGCTACCAACACACAAACCTGCGGCTGTAATCAAGGCCGCAAATGCCCTCATAGCGGATGGAAATATCGTCCATATTGACCGTTACGGGTTCAAAACGGAAAAGAGCGTATAATGGTACATTTGGAGCATAACCCATTGAAATTGCGCGCGTTCTCAACATCGCGGTATCTGATTACACGCTTTCCTAATAACGCAATAGAATCAATGACTTAATCAATACCCCGATCTTCACCCCTATAGGGGGCGCAAAGATGTGCGCCCCATAGGTGTCTTGGGCAAAACACAACAAACAAAAGGGACATGGAAATGGCAACGAAAACAAAACGGCGGCGTCCCGATCGCATACTAGATCAGGGAGGCGTAGGCGACAGTGTTGCTGAGGCTATCCACCACGCCATTATGCCACTCGACAGAATAGCGACTGACGCGGAAACCAAATGGGGATGCGACCGCTTGCCAGAACTAGTCAGCCCTGAGATGGCCTCACGGTTTGGATCGGCCAAGGCGAAACTGGACGCGGCCATTGTTTTGAACGATCCGCAGGAGGTAATTAAACGAGCCGATGTTTTGGCGCGCGGCTGGGCGGCGATGGACACTGAGGCCACGCAACGTGGCAACGAGGCGCTGGTGCCTGACGTTTGGAGCTACACGACCGACGACGGTTTTAAGTGCGCTATTGCGCGATCTAACGCTGACGCTTTCAAAGCAATCAAAACAATGCCAGAATTTGAAGGTGTCGCGGTTTACTCGCTGGAAGAAGTGGGGCGCATTCTTGAAGCCAATACCCTGCTGAACGTGGTGAAGAAGAATTTCCCGGATGCTGTCGTTGAAGACATCCGCCCTAGACTGTCACGGCAATCGCTGGACAGTGACATACCTTTTTGAAAGGACAGGAACTATGGATTGGCCCGCAGATAAAATTAAACGGCGCAAAGTGGATGCGCTGATACCATACGCGAGGAACGCACGAACGCATTCTGACGAACAGGTGGCGCAGCTTGCAGCGTCGATAAAAGAATGGGGATGGACGACCCCAGTGTTGGTAGATGAGGATGGTGAGATCATCGCGGGGCATGGCCGCGTCATGGCGGCGCGGAAGCTGGGCATTGAGGAAGTGCCAACCATGACGGCGACCGGCTGGACGAAGGCGCAGAAGCAAGCCTACGTGCTGGCGGATAATCAGCTACCGCAGAACGCCGGGTGGGATATGGATTTGCTATCGGTGGAAATGAAAGACTTGGACGCGGATGGCTTCGATCTGTCCCTGATCGGGTTTGGCGATGATATGCTAGCCAATATGCTGGTTGATCCGACCGAAGGGCTGACCGATGAGGACGCGGTGCCTGACGTGCCGGAGAACCCGGTGACGGTGTTGGGCGACGTTTGGCTGATGGGCGATCATCGGCTGATGTGCGGAGATAGCACCAGCATTGATGCGGTGGAGCGGTTAATTAACGGGGCGCAGATTGATTTGGTTCATACTGATCCGCCTTATGGGATAAATGCCGTTTCTAAGAGCGGCGTATTGTCAGCCAACTACAGCGGAGACATTCTTGGTGATGATAATTCTGACGTGGCAAAGGACTCGTTCAGGCTAATATACGGGATGCTGCCAAACGCAAAGCACATATGGTGGGGTGCAAATTATTACAGCAGCGTTTTGCCAGACAGCGAGTGTTGGTTGGTGTGGGATAAGAACAACGGCGACTCTGACCAAACAGACTGCGAGTTAGCGTGGGGGAATTTCAGAAGCGTTGTTCGTCAATTCACGCAAGCGTCTGAAAAGACAAACCGAGTTCATCCGACACAGAAGCCCGTAAGTCTCATGGAGTGGATCATTAAACGCTTCAAATTGTCATCTAAAGCCATCCTTGACGTGTTTGGCGGATCAGGGTCAACGCTAATTGCCGCAGAGAAGTATGAAATTACTGGTTACATTATGGAACTCGACCCCAAATACTGCGACGTGATCGTAAAGCGGTGGTGTGACTTTACCGGGAAAGATGCTACGCTTGAGGCAAATGGTAAGTCTTTTTCGGTATTAGAAAAGGGATTGGAAGCAGATGCCGCGTAAACCAACGGGTAAACCAACGGGCCGTCCGCCGTTCAAGCCAACGGACGACGAGCGCAAACAGGTCGGTCAGATGGTGGCTGTCGGCATACCGCAGGAGCAGATTGCCATGGTGATCCGCGACGGCATCGATGCGGACACGCTTGCCAAGCATTTCAAGAAGGAAATCCGCGAGAGTAAGATACTGGCGAACGCCAAGGTTGGCGGGACGCTGTTCAACAAGGTTATGAACGGCGACACTTCGGCGGCTATCTTCTGGGCCAAGACGCAGATGGGCTGGAAGGAAAAGCAAGAGATAGAACATACCGGCAGGATTGAAACAATTGAGCGAGTGTTTGTTGATGGCAAAATTAACGATCCCGACGCCTAAAGCATTTCGGCCCCTGTTCCAGCCGGGATTGCGTTACCTCGGCGCACACGGTGGCCGAGGGTCCGGCAAGTCGCACCATTTTGCGGAGCGCATTGTGGACAGGATGATCGAAGACCCGACCATCCGTGCCGTTTGCATCCGTGAAGTCCAGAAATCCTTGCGTGAGTCGGCATATCGGCTGATAGGCGACAAGATCACCGCTCTCGGTGTTTCCGACCGTTTCAGAGTTATGCACGACCGGATCGAAACAACGCAGGGCGGTGTGGTTATCTTTATGGGGATGCAGGACCACACGGCGGAAAGTATTAAATCGCTGGAAGGTTTCCGCATTGCTTGGGTTGAAGAGGCTCAAACGCTGTCGGCTAAGTCGCTTGAGCTACTGCGACCGACCATTCGCTCGCCCGGATCGCAGATGTACTTCAGTTGGAACCCGCGCAACCGTCTTGATGCGGTTGACAAGTTCCTACGCGGCGATGACGTTCCCGAAGGCGCGGCGGTGGTGCAGGTCAACCACGACAGCAACCCGTGGTTTCCTAAAGCGCTTGAAGCAGAACGGGCGCTTGACCATCGTATGCGGCCCGACCGATACAGCCATATCTGGGAAGGCGACTACGAGCCGCAAGCGGTCGGCGCGATCTGGACAATGCGAGACATCAACGAGGGGCGTCAAACCGAGGTTCCGAACGATCTGTCACGCATCCTGATAGCCGTTGACCCGGCGGTGTCTAGTCACGAGCACTCAGACAGCCACGGCGTCATGGCGGTGGCGTCCAGCCAGTCCGGTCATGGCTACGTGCTGGAAGACGGCTCGACACGGGGCGCACCGGAACAATGGGCAAGGCGTGCCATCGCCCTGTACGACCGCTACGATGCCGACGGGATTGTGATTGAGAAGAATCAGGGCGGTGATATGTGCCGCCACGTCCTGAACAGCGTCCGCCCCGGCATCAATATCATCGAGGTCCACGCGACGCGGGGCAAACACGTTAGGGCCGAGCCTATCAGCGCGCTCTATTCGCTGGGCCGCATCCACCATGTCGGCACGTTTCCGCAGTTGGAATCCGAGATGTGCCAGATGACAGTTGCGGGCTACGAAGGCGATGGATCGCCCGACAGAGTTGATGCTATGGTGTGGGGGTTTACCGAACTATTCCCGAAATTGGTGAACAAAACTGGCGAGGTATACCGCCAGCAAGCGGTTGCTGATATGGATTACAATGTTATGAACTACGAGACCAACGACTACCGGGGCCGTCAAGCCGTGGCGATAGGGGAATAATATGGGTGGCTTACCACAGCAACCACAGAATAGCTTACCATCGCCACCTTCAGGTGTGGCTACTGTTAAATCATCGTT